ATGTGTGATTGCTTTACTAAATTAGGTGATGACATGGAAAGTCGCATTAAAGCAAAACTACCTGAAGGAGCAAGCCTACGGTCTTCTGGTTGGAAACAGTCTGGATTGTTTATGTCTGGCGGCGTCATGTCAGTTAATTATTTCATTGAATACAACGCCAGTTATCAGGAAGTCAAAAAGGACGGTACACCGAAAGCCCGCCTAACAAAGCAGGATTTCCCCGTTACGTTCTCATTCTGCCCTTTCTGTGGCGTGAAATGTGAAAGAAACTAGCATCGTGTTTAGTTAATAACGGAGGGAGTATGGCAATAGATGATTTCCATAACGGAAAGCTACCCATGCCGAAGTTATTTAGAGCTGTTCGAGTCGAGTTTGATTCACTGGTTCCAAATGGTCCTAATGATGAATATTGGGTCACAACAATCAGGTATGTAAGACGAGTTAGACATGCTGATGGTTGGCGCTGGCAATTGGTCAGGACGCATCATAAAGGTTTGGATAGATGGGATCCATACCTAGAGTTAGATAGGGAAGGACTTAACGACATTAATCATGTGTACGGACTAATTAAATAGTTAGGAGGGAGTATGACATGGGAAAAATGACATTCGTAGTTGAGTATGAAGATGGCAGGGAGCCGTCTGTAAACGCAGGAACGGAGATATTAGGCGGTAAATTGTTATCAGTTGGATTTAATGACTACCGAGATGAACAACTAACTCAGGATGAAGTTAGCGCCTTAAATCACGCAATTAACTTTAACGACTTGAAAGAAACCTGCAAAGACTTTGAAGTTAGTTATGACGAAGTTGTAGCAAAACTCTAAAGCCCTAGGTCAGCAGTAACCCACCGCACCAACACCAGATAACCACCCTATCGCTCACCTAGCGAGGTAACAATGAAAACTAACTATTACAGCGCTATGCGTGATTGCATGGCGGTGCGTATCACTACGCCTCAAGCACGTAAAAATAAACGTACAAGCCCATGGTTATTCAGTTTAGCTGTGGTCATTGTGACAACCGTTGGCGTAATACCAACATTTGTAAGTTGAGGTGATTATGCAAATTTCTTACAGCTACTCGAACGGAACTCGAGTAATAGATGGAAAAACAGTCATGGAATTTGACGAAAGTAGCAAGCTTAGTATTGAGACAGGAAGTTTCGCTGAGTTGGCTAAATTAACGGAGATTGACTCAGTTGAGGCAATGGAATATGTACTCGATTGTGACGATGAATCGCTTGAACGGACTATCAATGCAATAGGCAAGGAGGCCTTTATTAACAGGATATTACGTGTTTCTAAGCTAAGGAGAGTTGCGTGATTACCAACACCTACGGACTCAGAAACGACTGGTACGAACGCCAAATGGAACGAGAAGCGTTTGTTAATTCTCAGGAAGAGAAAACATCAGTCGATGAGGTTATGGATAGCCTACCAGAAGAACTACTGTGTATGGATTTAGCAAGGAAGTTAAATCCGGTATTTGAAATTAGCCCTCAAGCGCTGGATGCAGTTTTAGACGGAATTAGAACAGCTATTCAGATCGGAATAGATAAAGAGGTTTTAGGATGAAACCCGGTATCTATTACGACATTTCAAATGAGGACTATCACCATGGATTAGGGATCAGTAAATCTCAGTTGGACGATATAGCAAGAAGCCCTGCATTTTATAAATGGAAGAAAAATGCACCATTAGACACGGAAAAGTTGAAGGCTTTAGATATGGGTACCGCCCTTCACTGCTTACTTTTAGAGCCAGATGAATTTTTAAATAGGTTCATCGAGGCTCCTGAATTTAACAGAAGGACGAAGGATGGTAAGCAGGAAGAAAAGGACTTTCTAAAAGAATGTGATGATTCAGGGAAGACCGTAATGGATTACGAACAGCATCGGAAGCTGAAAATAATGCGTGATAGTGTCCTCGCCCACCACGCGGCAAGGTATTTTCTTGAGGCTGACGGTTATAGCGAAGCGTCAATTTACTGGGAAGATGCAGACACGGAAGAGTTATGCAGAATTAGACCAGACAAGTTTTTATCAAATCAGCCAGTAATTATCGATGTAAAAAAAGTAGCCGATATGAGTCGATTTGATCGTCACATCGAAGAGTTTCGCTATCACGTTCAGCATGCAATGTATCAGGAAGGTTATTTACAACATTTTGGGGAATCACCAATTTTTCTCTTTCTTGCTGTAAGCGAAACAATTGATTGCGGAAGATACCCAGTTCACGTCTTTGAGTTAGATTCAGAGGACGTTGGTGTTGGGTTTAGTTTATTCAAACAAAATTTACATACTTTTCATGAGTGCCGTATCAATGATGACTGGGGCGGCATAGAACCTATATCACGCCCTGCGTGGGCTAAACGGAGGGATTAATATGTCTCAAGAAATAACAACTATCAACACAGAACATGAGGCTGACACATCAACCGCAATATTCAGCCCATCAGGATTACAAAAGCTTCAGGCATTTGCAGAGATTATGTCTCAAGGTGTTGCTACTGTTCCGAGACATTTAGCAGGCAAGCCTGCAGATTGTTTAGCTGTGGCGTTGCAGGCGGCTCAATGGCGAATGAATCCATATGCGGTAGCTCAAAAGACCCACTTAGTTAATGGCGTGCTCGGCTACGAGGCTCAGTTAGTCAACGCTGTTGTTACAAGTTCAAAAGCTGTTAATGGTCGTTTTCATTACCGATATGGTGGTGATTGGGAGCGAATAACGGGAACAAAAGATAAGTCTGACGAAGCCGGTTTATTTGTTCAGGTTGGGGCGATTCTTCATGGTGAGGATGAGATCACGTGGGGTGAACCACTCTATATGATTGATATCACCACCAGAAATTCACCGTTATGGAAAACAGCGCCAAAGCAACAGATTGCCTATCTAGCAGTTAAGTATTGGGCTCGACTTTATTGCCCCGAAGTTATCCTCGGAGTTTACACGCCTGACGAATTTGATTCAGAGCCTAGAACGGCAAGAGATATAACGCCAAAAACAACAAAGCAGTCCCTTAATAATCTGATTAACAACAAGCCACAAAATAATGATGAAGCCGAAAAGCCAGCCGATAAACGCACGCCCGATGAGTTGTTATCTGATTTCACTAACGCGGCAAGCAGTGCAAAAACAACTGATGAGCTCGACAAGCTTTACAGATATGCAGGTAAAGGGCTAGCCAATGAGCCTGATCTGCTCTCAAGGGCGACTGATGTTTATCAAATTCGCAAAGATGAATTAATGGGTGTTATTTAATGGATTTTTAATTTCAAGGATGAAATACCCCTACCCGTATAACCCACGAACTCAGTGCAAGGATGCAAACAGGAGATAGATATGACTATTGAACAGTTACAAGAAGAAAATAAGAAGTTGAAAGAAGTGCTTTTTGCTGGCGCTTTCTTAATGGCTAAAGCGGTTCATAAATATGATTTCGGCGTTGGAATGGAAGAGCAAGCCACTGACTTTATGAAGGATGCAGAGGAACTGGTTGGCAGGAAGCTACCAACGTTCGTATGATAATTTAACTTGCAGGGATGCAAACAGGAGATAGATATGACAGATAAGCTCAAAGAAGAAATTAACGCACTTCAACAAGAAGTCGCTAGAGGTCATGTGTACGAGTGGGAATTACACAGACTAAATTTATTACTTTTAGTGATTGAGCATTACCTTTCAGAAAATAATGCCAAAGAGGCTCACTTGTGGGCGCAAAGCATATTCCAGTGGATTGACTCAGAGTTTTACGAAGAGATGAAAAACAACACTGGAGATATTAACGCTTGGTTTAATAAACAAATGGAAGGTTCAGTTAGCACTGAGCAAGCGTTAAAAATAACTCGTGAATTATATCCAGAAATAGAAAAGCTACGGACAGCTTAATTTAACTCGCAGGGATGCAATGTTGAGGAATGAATGTGAAATTAACAGAACGTCAAATTAGCACATTAAAAAATGTAGATAATGGATATAGGCAGTTAAGTAATGGGCTGTTAATTTTCTCACTGGAGAATAAAGGACTTATTAAACTTCACCCTAAAGATGGATGGAAATTAACAGAATCAGGCATTGAAGAATTAAATAAGGTGGAGCAATGAAAGTTGAGCAATCACAAGTTACTAAGTTAGTAATAACAGGCATAGAGCGTCACGACCCTATTCATGTGTATCTTGAAGACTACGGCGATAATCAAAACAGCCGTGTCACAATTAGCGAAAGCGGTTGTTCATGGTCTTGCTTTTGGGGCTCGATGGGTAGTTCGCTAGTTGAGTTTATTCAGCGTATTAACAATCACTATTGGATAGGTAAGCTAGATTCTAATTTAATCTCTGAGATAGACGCTGATAACGATGCAAATGCTGAATACGCTAAAAAGCAAGTTATCAAACTGCGCAAAGATGATGAAATAGACCAATACGAAGCAAGGGAATATTGGGGTTTAATCGAATCATCAGATAATGTTAAAGATGATTGTTGCAATAGTTTTTTAGGCGGTAAGTTGCTTAGCTTGTTTGGTGATGATGCTTGGTATAACGATTGGCCCTCTATTCCCAACCCTGAATATATAAGAATGGAATCACGATTAAACGCTGTTCGTGAGGCATTAAAGCAAATAAATGTGAATTAAGGAGGTACTTTGACAGTAGATTAGTCACATGGATGTGAGTATGATTCCTGCTTTAATTAAGGAGGGGTTATGTCAGATGAAGATGAGAATTGTTTAACTTTCGTGCTAAAGTGGTCATTTATAATTATATTATTTACCACTGTTTTTCTTCTAGGTTTTTCTTTTATTTATTACTCACAAATAAGCCTAGATAGTAAAATATCATCATTTTTTAGCTTCTTATCATCACTTGGTATTCTAGCTACTATTGGTGTTTATTGGCGGCAAAAAAAGGACTCAGAAAACTCAGAAAAAAAAAGACAAAAAGAAATATCCATTAGCTATCTAAATATATTTACTAAATATTCTGATGAGTTAAAAACAATAGTAAGTCAACTGGTTAAACTACATAAATTATTAGACGAAAACAACAATTCATTTGTAGAATATATTGGTGGTCATGATATACATGCATTTATCTTAAAAGACGTAAATGGGAAAGAATTAGGCAATGCTCGAATGTTTAAATTTGATAGCTCATCCTTGTCTTATATATATTCAAACTCCGCATCAGTTAATATAAATATCTCAGAGAAGTATCAATTTTTATACAAGCGCAGCATTAAAATAAATACATATATTGAAAATTTAATTTTAAAAATTCATTATGATAATAGTAAAGAAAATATACTTAATTATTTTAGTACTTTAAGATTAAGTAAATCTATAGATAAAATTGATTTATGTGTAAAAGATTTCAAAGATTACTGTAAAAGTTTATAGCATCACCCTGCATTGCAGGGTTTTTTGTACCTAAAATTCAGAGTAACAATTAATGCAAATAATCGGATATGTATTACTCATGCTAATACAGGGTTCTGCTGTGCCTTTAACGGAAGATATATATACGCAATCGGAATGTAATAAACGTGCTGAATATTTAATGTCAGTTAGTAGTTTTGAAGTTGTTTGTGGAGAGGTATGGAATGAAAGATAAATATTATTTGGGATTACAAGGCTACGAAGAAGAAGGTTTTGAAATTGAGCCGACAATAAAGGATAAATTTAATTTAAAATCTCCATCGTGGGATATATCAATAACAAAGCAGGACTTAGTTAATATTAAGCTCATGATAGAGGAGATATTAGAAAGTGAATAAATACACCGAACTATCTGATTTCGAGATTAATAAAGCGGTTTTTATTAAATTGTATGGCGAGGAATCACTAAAAGACAAGGATATGTTTAATTCGTTTTATCGAACTGACTATTGCCATAATCTAGAAGACGCAATGCCGATTATTATTGAAAACTTGATATCGTTAATGGCAGACATGTCAGATGACGGAGGGTCAGCTTGGTGGTGTGCAAGTGATATTTCAAATGGAATCACATCGAGATATAAATCGAACCCATATCGCGCAGCTATGGAAGTTTTCTTAATGATCAAGGATGCGGAGAATGAAAGCTGACTACGGAGGTAGCCACACACCAAAGGAATTGCGTGATAGATGGCAAACTCCCCTACCTTTATTCACAGCACTGGACGCTGAATTCGGTTTCTATTTAGATGCCGCCGCTAATAAAAATAATGCACTCTGCTCTCATTACCTCACCGAAAAAGACGACTCGTTAAATTGCGACTGGGAAAGTTACGGTGCTATTTGGATTAATCCTCCCTATTCAGATATTCAGACGTGGATTAATAAATCCGACGAGCAATGTAAAAAGCAATTACAGCCAGTCGTTATGTTAATACCTGCTGATACTTCTGTCGGTTGGTTTAATTCTGCATTAGAAACAGTTGATGAAGTGAGACTAATTACAGGAGGAAGAATATCTTTTATTAATGCAGGAACAAACAAACCAGTCAATGGAAACAATAAAGGCTCAATGCTTTTAATATGGCGACCATACATCAAGCCACGAAAAATAATTAATACTGTCGATAGAGACGAATTAATTAATATCGGCAATAAAATATTAAATGAATGGAAAATAGCATAGGTGAATTATGAGATTAATAATTCGCGGTGAAGTCACGCCCATAGAAAGGATTGCTATTAATGAGGCACTGGAAGCCCATAAAAAGAAATATAATCGAACTGGAATAATCGTTAACCACAAAATAAAGATAGGAAAGAATATCTACCCAGTCGAAATAGAAAACTGTCGTAAATCATATATGGTCACATTGCGCAATAAAAGGCAAAGACTATGAATGCACAGGCAATGGAAAACGCACGAAGGAAAATAGCAAAGGAATGCTTAATCGAACTCAGAAGCCACGGAATACCCAACGACAAACTAACCACTCAGATCCTCGATAAATACACGCCAAAGTTTAAGCCTCTAAATCACACAAAGTACAATACCAAAGATGTTATGTGCCAATACATCAGAAATCTGCAAAAGGAAGAGAAGAATGGAAGATGACTGCATGACATTGAAAGAGTTTGCAGGGAAGCTAAAACTCTCACCATCAACTATCTATAAAAACCCACCCAAATATTACATGTTTAAGGTGGGCGGTTCATGGCGAGCTAACAAGGAAAGCCTGAAAAAGTTTGAACAGGCGCAGTTTAATGACAATAATGTTTACCGGCTGGCTGTGGTCGGTGGCAGGAGAAATTCAAAATGCCGATCTACAAAAGAGGGAATACGTTCTGGATTGATGTCACATCTCCAAGTGGAGAAAGAATTAGGAGATCTACTGGCACCACGAACAAGGTGAAAGCTCAGGAGTATCACGATAAATTAAAGTACGACCTGTGGCAGATAGACAAATTAGATAAATCGCCAGAACGAACATTCGATGAGATGATGATTTTGGCGCTAAGAAACGCTGAGAGTCATCGAAGTTTTGCAAATGCACAAACTAATGCAAGGTATTTCCTAGCTATTTTCAAGGGCAGAAAACTATCCACTATTACTAGTGATGAGATCACGAACTCACTGCCTGTGTATAGTACGAAAACAAAGAGAAAACTCTCTAACGCATCCAAAAACAGGTATCGTTCATTTATTATGAGGGCATTTTCATTAGCTCACAAAAGCGGATGGATAAAAGAAAAACCGCATGTTCCATCGTTTAGAGAACCAGTTGTCAGGGTTAGATGGATCGAAAAGGAAGTGGCAATTGAGCTCATCGATAATCTAAAGCTAAAGTGGATGAAAGACTTAGTTAGCTTGGCATTATTAACTGGAGCAAGACGAGGTGAGTTACTGTCCCTAACTTGGAGCAATGTTGACTTAGATAGAGGGGTTGCAATAGTAACACCTGAAAACTCAAAATCTAACCGAGGTCGCCCTCTCCCCTTAAATGAAGATGCTGTAAATATTTTACGCAATATTCCAAGAGAATTTGAATATGTATTTACGAGAACAGGAAAAAGAAAACGATCTATCGGTCTTGAGGATTTTGAACGGGCAGTTAGATTGACTGGGTTAACAGATTTTAGATTTCATGATCTGCGCCACACATGGGCAAGTTGGCATGTTCAGAGCGGAACACCATTAATGGTATTAAAAGAAATGGGAGGTTGGGAAACATTAGAAATGGTTAAGAGGTACGCCCATTTAAGCGGTGAACATTTAACCAAATACAGTGAGCGCGTCACAATTTCGACACACTCGAAGAATAAAGCCAGCAAAAAGCCACATCTAACTCTTTTAACTGGCTGA